CATCTGCAGTAGCAACTGTAACTGTTTTCTTACTTGAACAGAAGAAAGTTGTATCGGTTACAGTAGTGGCACTCACTTGAGTACTAAAGTCAGTAACCTCACTAAAGTATGCTAAATCATCATCATCAATAGTTGCAAAAGTATCTCCTTGAACAGGCATGGCATTTCCATCGCCATCAAATACTTTTATAAACTTATCTGAACCTGCCTTACCTAGTATTAAAGTATATTCCTCAGTCTCATCTCTCCTTATTGGATGAATAAGATAAGTACCAGTAGGTGTAAAATCTAATTTCTGAACTGATTCAGTTCCAGGTCTCTTCTCTAAACCTCTTACTACTGTAGCTAAACCATTTTCCTGTACCTCACCTTGTGATGGTAATCTTACTTCAGGAGGTTGTTGTGATATTCCATTTATAAGATTAGGTATTGATGAAGATACTAATGCCATAGTTTATATTTATATAAGTGTAGAAATAGATGTACTTATTTTTCTATCTATATGACGATAAGTATCATATTGATCGAATATTGTATAATCACCTATTTCTGCTTCGGATTCTCTCAAAGCCATTAGAGAAAACATCTCTTCATCTGCTTGAAGTCTGGACAGTACAGGTGATCCTATAATATTTTCCTGAAATTTTCTAGCTGCCCTCAAAGTTATATATCGTCTTGCAGTTTCAGGAATCTCTTCAAAATCTAGTAAAATAACTATATCTGTTTCTATATCTGTAGTGAAAACAAATGTATTTTTAACTCTATCATATAATTTTCTACTTCTTTCAACTACATCAGTATTGTAATCTCTTAGAACTGCAGTTACATCTACCTTTAAACAATTAGCAGGAAGATTAATTATTCCTGCTTCAGTTTTATCTAAAGTATATCTTATTTCAGTATTGAAATGCCATCCTAGAGACTGAACTTCTCTACTAATGTTATTTAAAGTTACTTCAGCAATCTCTGCTTCCTGTAATCCTGATCCTAAAGTATTAACTGGTGCTTCACCTATACCTAAAAGAATTGAATTAACAGCATCTAGTTTTGATGTAGGTACTAATGTTGCCATAATAAATAATAATATAAGGGGAGATAAAAAGAAAGAAAGAAAAAAGAGGGCAGAGCAGGAGGTAATGGAGAGAGGAAGGATCGCTCCGTTTGGAAGAGAACCTCCTGTTGCCCTCAATTTAGTTTAAGCTGCTGGAGCCATTAATGCTACTGCCATTGCTGGTCGTAGTACGTTATGACCCATTGCATACCTAGAAACAATCAGAGTACCCTGACGCTCAATCTGATACTCAGACTCAACGGACAAGTCCATCAGTTTCACAGTTGCAACAGCATCCTTGTGCATAACTAGAGCACGAACTGTTAAAGATTCGTTCTCAAGATCAACTGCAGATGTGCCGTCAAGACCACCTACAGCACCAATATTACTACCTGAAGCGGTAGCGGCTGTATAAGCTGCTGGAAGATTGTAATGAGCAGTCCTACCTGATCCTGCGGTATTTGCAAGTGGTGCTTGACCAGTTGAAATAGCAGGGTCAGCAGTTGACCACAGAGAACCTGTCCATGCTGCTGCTGCTCCATGACCCATACTTCCAAGATGAGGAGTCCTAACTACAGAAATACCTGCAATCGTTGGAAGATCAAGATTATTTATTGATCCACCTCCACCTACATCTCTATTAAACATTGTCAAGGCAGTAATATCTTCACTATTAATACCTGTCTTGAACAAGGAATAGAATTGGTCGGTTGCACAAACACAAACGAGATCCTCAAGAGGTGCTCCTGCACTCTCAAGAATACGTTTAGCTTCGATTATACCTTCTACGAAATCGGCTGCCTTCTTTGAGTCAGCTAAGTTTCCGGCATAAGTCACGTTTGCTGTGAAATCTTCATCATCCCATGAATCATAATCTTGAATCATTTTACTTGCACGTTCCTTATTAGTGGTTAATGCAGCTTTAACAGCCATACGAAGGATATTCTGGTCAGCCGATTTTGCTAAAGCATAACCAGATTCCTGTGTGTAGACTGAACGGATGTCGAAGTGTTGCATTGCTTCATCAATATTAGGGATGAATTGTGCAGCAATTAAGAGATCATCAACTGAGACTACTCTCTCAGCATTCTTTGCTATCACATCTGGCATGATCTCATTCCCAGGTGTGTGATATTCTGCGGCTCGGTACTTGCCTGTCATTATAAACTGGGCAGACTTACCTTTCTTAATTGACCGCACTCGGCAGTAGTTCATCATGATGTTTTTCGTCTGAAAAGCAGACATGACTTCACCAGCGTAAAGTTTTAAATATAAATTCCTTACGTCACCTGCCGCATTAGTTTGTCCACTACGTTGTGCCGCAGCGTTCAAAGCGTTTGAGGCTCCTTGAAGTGCCATTTTATTCCTTTGATTAAAGTTAAAGCTGAACTGAATTGCCAGCAATTTGATTATAAAAATCTCCGTTTATAACCACAGTACTTTTCAATCAAAGTTATCCACCGCAATGGGCTAAAATTTACTTTGTAGTAGTATTTTTGGAGTGTTACATAATGGATGACTGTGACAACTTCTGTGTCACTTCATCCCTGTAGGCAGGATCATTACTATAACGTGGATCATTCATAGCCTTTGTCAATTGAGCTACTGACTTAAAGGAATCTACTCCTGTTCCACCTGTATCACCCTGCAAAAGTGTTGGTGCTTGTCCATCTTCCATTGATCGTCTTGCATTTAAAGATTTAATTGCGAAGACTACATCATCTGAATTAGGAGCTTCTATAGCACGATTAAAAGAATCTATTTCTTTATCATTCAATGAAGTACTTGCCCATTTAACAAGTGATTCATATTCTTCAGTTCCTCCTACTGCATCATAAGCCTGATTTAGTACCTTATCTGCAATAGCTTGTTGTCCTGTTATCCATGTATTAACAACATCCTGAGTCATCCCTTTATCTGCAAGTTCTTCATAAGATCTCTCACTTAATGCTCCTTCTTCTCCATACTCACGAGCATATTTCTCAAAATCTATACCTTGCTTGGTAAGAGCTTCACTTACTTGTTCTTGGGAAGCTATAGGAGCAGGTTTTTCTTCTGTCTTTTTAACTTGTTGAGTGTCCTGAGAAGATAATTTCTGTTCCAGTTGGGCATAAGCTTCTGCCATATCTTCTGGACTTTCAAATTTATCTGGTAACCATGTAGGTTTTCCGTCATCTCTAGGAACACTCTGAACTCTCTCGGCCTTATCTATCATCTCCTTTATATGTTCCTGACTTTCAGGAGCTTCTTCTTCAAATGTATTTACTTCTTTTGTATCTGCCATATTGTACCTTCCTATTATTGTTGTGGTTGTTGCATTGCATTTTTAGCCATTTCAGGAGCTACGTCACCTATTACTTTACCCATCATTTGTCGTTCCTCTAGTTGTTCCTGTTGTTTCATCATTGCTTGTTGTTCTTGTTGTTTCTGTTCATCAGTTTTCAAAAGCCCTTCGGTATCAATTCCGAGGGAAGCCGCTAGTCGAGATATATACTCATTAACATTTAATTCTCTTATGGCTGTCTCAGACCCAAGAGGAGCTAAATGCTGCAAGAAACCTGCTAGTTCATTTAAGTCTTGTCCTCGTCCAAGTGCCTCAACACCTGTGACAATTAGAGGTTTTAAAGATTCGTCAGGAAACTTGGGTAATTTTTTCTCTTTCTGCATTTTGTGCATGAGAAGTTGTACCAAGGGCAATTGAAATTCTTGAGATAAAATAGAATAAACTCCACCTAGAGCTATTTCTAATTCTTGATATGCAATTCTTATTTCTTCTGCTGTTACTCTTTCCGCATCTCTCCTGACAGAAGAATTCATGAGAAATACACGAGACAGACGTTCCGATAAAGTTCGTATTGTCTCTTGGGCAACACGAAAGTCTGCCGATTTCTGAAGTTGTAAAGTAGATACATCTTGATCATCTCCACTTACTATTGCACCATTAGGAGAATCTGCCAAAGTTTTAATTCTAGTAGTACCATTAGGTCTAACTAGAAATAGAACCTTTGCAGCAGCAGCACTTCCTTCTACTATAGCTTTAGTCAAGGTCTCTAAGGATTTTAAATCTCCAATGTATTCCTCTACAAATCCTCTACCATAATCTTCACCATCTATATGTGTAAAACGTAGAGCTAGAAAAGGACTTTTATTTTTAGGATAAGTTCCTTCACTTCCCGGTACAATTTCACCTTCTAGTTCCTGAAGAATTGTCCAATTTCTACCTGTCCATTTTACACAGGTATAAAGATCGACATTACCCATAGGTAACTCATCTTGTTCTGGTTCAGGTAGTAATTTCTTAGCATTTTCAGGTAAAGATAATGGAGAAAGAGATTCCTTTATAACAATCTTTAAAACATTTCCCATTGAATCTCGTTTAACTACATATCTATCTAACCTAAAAACTCTCATCTGATCTTTGGGAGTAAGATATAGTAAGACATTTCCCGCAACCAATAATTGTTTTAGAGCTTCTGAAATAGGGACACGGAATGCACGAACTTCAATCTCCTGTGTTATCATTCTTTCTATCTTTGCCAATGTCTCTTCCACTTCACCTTTTTGATCTGACACTAAAGCTTCTAATTCTGCATCATTTATAACTAGACGGAAGAATGGAGAATTAGGAGGAAGGAGCGAAAGGAGTAATTTACTAGCTAAATTATTTACACCTTCTGCTCCTATGGATTGGAAAGGAGTAGGTAGGATACTTGCACCTGTATGTCCTTGTTCAGGTAGTAAGGAAGGGATGGTAATTTGGGAAGCAGTCCTTGCCCTGTCAAGAAAAGATGAACGATCAGCAGATAGAGTGGTATATATTCCGTGAGCATACCCTGCCTTATCTTGATATTCTGAATCTACACTAATTGTTTCCATTATGATGGTCTATTTACTCTTAATGAACCTCTAGTAAACTGACCTTGAACTCCTTTTGTTTGTTTTTGAATCTTTAAAAATGGATCGTACCCTTTTACTCTTTGAGCAAACCCTTTACCTGGAACAAAAGCAGGATCGTCAGGGTCAAGTTCTTCCTCTTCTTCTTCTTCTTCTTCTTTACCTCCACCTTCATCAACCATGGTAACAGCTTCTTCAACAACATCTTCAACTTGTCCACCAGTTGAACCACAGAAAAGTACTTCACCTTCATATTCATAAGATTTAGAATCACTTTCAACAAGACAATCATTTATTAAATCATAATTTACTTCCGTATATATTTTCATATTATTTTGCTCTTTTAAAAAAAAGTTCTTTATGTGTAGGTAAAAGATCTTTTACATATTTTAGCCAGTTTATTTTATTTCTGTATTTCCTACTTATACATAAAGTAGGTACATAAATAGATTCGGAATTATAATTTTGTTTAGGAATATCCCAACTTCCTACAGTTTTTAAACCTTCTTCCTTTGAAGTAACCCATAACCAACTCCAAAAAATATTAATATCATCTCCTTGTCCTAAACATACATATTGATTCGTATCCAAAATAGCTGTTTGATAAAAATTAATAGCTTTATCTTCAGGTCTGGTAGGAATAATCTTATCAGTTGCCTCTCTTCTGAAAAATTTTAGAAGTTCATCAGCCTTGAGGGACTGATTCTGCCAACAACTCTGTGAACCTATCCGAAAAGTCTTGAACAGTTCTGCATTCACTAAAATCATTTAGTTCCATTCGGTTTAATCCTGTGAATTCATCAGTCTGATTTATCACATCAATCAAATCCATTGAATCCATTCCCAGATCATCTATCATATCTTTATCTGGTGTAATTTCTTCAACAGGTATAGCCATTACTCTAGCTATAACATCTACTAAATTTCTATCTAGTTCCATTTTATTTCCTTCCTTCTAATTTGTTTAACTTGGCATAGAATATCTACCAGATTTATAAGTATCAAATTTTCCACCAATTCTTGAGCCTCCTCCACCACCTTTTCCTATTTTTAGTGAGCTTCTACCATATCCTTTTACACCTTCATTAAATGCCATTTCTGGATCTCTACCACGCATCTTTCCTGGGCCTTTTACTGAAGCTTCCGTAGTATCATCTTCTTCAGCACCAGCCGCACTATGGAAAGGAACCTGACTCAGAGCATAATCATCCCTAAACTCATTCCATTCTTCCCTTTTTTGTGTCCAGTAACTTCTCCAATTTTGTCTAAACTGGTTTAAAGATCCATCTCCTTCTTCGTTTGCAGACAGACTATCGGCAGGAAATTTTAAAAAATTAGGAAAGTCCCTATTAACAAAATCATCTAATGCATACAAACCTTCACCGAGGGAACCACCCATTAAATTTGAACCTCCTAATCCACCTATACTAAACTCTCCTTCCTCCCACACGAGAGTATTAGAATATATACCGAATGTTGCCTTATCTAGAGGAGCACTAATAGCAGAGGCTATATTAGCTTTTCCAGTATCATTAGTCCAATGACTAGCATCATAAACATGATCAGAAAACCAACTCATTTATTTTACCTTAGTTAAAATTTGTATTGAATCACCAGAAAAATCTTCAGTCTCTGTACTGACATCGTAAGTAGTTTTAATTAAATTTACTACATGTCTTTGTCCTTGCAAATATCTTACATCTTCTATAGTACAATTAGAAGGTGGTACTTTATCAGGTACTACATCTTCTAACCATGCTATAAGTTCTTCGGATATACCATGTTCACCTAGTTTTCCATGTAACATATTAAAATATTTCTCTATAAAGGTTGTTTTTAGGGAATTTCACAGGTATTTCCTGTGCATGATAGCTCTTGTGAGGAAGTAGTATGATCTATACTTTCATATTCAGAAAGTTTAGACCAATTTAAGGTAGGTATTGTTTTAATTAGTTCTTTATATTCTTTTTCAGTACACTCCTGATAAGGTGCTTGCTTGTAGACATGATCAGAATAGGGAAGAAAGCTAATGCCAGATATAGAATGGAAATTATCAAATACAAAAGCTCCAACTTCAGGCCACTCGTTTTCCTTGACTGAGATTGTACAGGATGGTTTGTGTTCACACCAGGATTTCGCATATACTAACCATAGTTGTAATTGTTCAATTGCAGATAGTGAGTTTCGTATCACAGATTTGGAAGGTGACTTAATAGGAAACGAAAATACTGTGACATTACTAGGATTAGTTATATCAGGTTCAGTAGGTACTCCTTCATCTACCATGTACTTACCAATAGGATCACCTAAGTCAGACCTGACTGTCCTGATGTAATAAGGAGCATGTCTAGCATGAATACCACTTGCAGAATCCACTAACTGAGAGACTGTACCTGAAGGTTTTACACATGTGATTGCACTAGCAGGATTGATACTTAATTTCTTACTCCACTCTTTATTTACCTTTACACATTCCTTCTTCAAGTCATCTAAAATTATTGGTAGATCTGATGATAATTTATTTAATATAAAGTTGTCCATTATACCAGTTAATGATACTCCTAGTAGTCTCTCCTCCTCACAATTCATTTTCCAATCACTACTTAGGTATCTAAAGTGGGTAAGTGTACTCTGCCATGTACCTAGAATGGTAGCTAATCTAACTTTCCTCTTAAAATCTTCAATTTTGTCATCGGAACGTACAATTACCTCAGAGAGGTTACAGAACTCTCGTGACCGCAATATTATTTCAGAGCAAGGGTTCGTACCAAAGTCTTCCCTTTCTTCTCTCCTACCATTCAATTCAAGACATTTTTTCTTGGAATTGTACGAAGAAAAGATTCCTCTCTCTCCACTTTTGGATTCGTAGAGTGCAGTCCACTCTCTGAAGAAAGTTCCTACATCAGGTTTAGTATGATAGTTAGTAGAGTT